ATTATTTTCTACTGAGGTCTTTATAGGGTTTAAGATTTGATAAGCGTTGTGTTGCAACGTTGAATAGTAAGGTGTTCCCTTGCTCACTCAGTTAGAAGACTCAGGTCTTCGACCAGGTGCATCTGGGTCCGTGTTCCGGACATTGCACACTCATGAGGTCCGCCTCAAACCCTTTCTCTGTATAATCCAATTAAGGAGTTATAATGGCTACATATTTAGTACCAACAGATGGAAAACTGGATGACATAATTGATCTCGCTACTAAAGCGGGTATGCATATTGCCACTCCAACTACAATCCGTGAATTTATCATTGAGAACAATGAAAATCCCCACGGTATTTACGCTGTAACAACTGAGCAACTTATGTTGTTGGGTCGTCATGCGTCTCAACTAATGAACGAAATGCCGTCTGTCGTTTTTTCTGTTCCTGGATTAGTCTATGGAGCTGATTGGATGACTGCTGCTGGCATGTACCATCCAGCAGATTGGATCGAGTTGACCGACAAGCTGTCGAAAACTGGACTGATTGCGCATACGCTAGAAGATGCTGAGAAACGTGATCGTGGGCCACTGGAGGCTACATATCAACAATCTCCACGTTCACTGCGTGATATTCGAAAACGATCAACAGAGGATCAGGTTCCTCTCGAGTCGTTGGAAGAAACCTACGCCGACGATTTACCAGCATAACGGAGTAACAAATGCATAAACCACAAGATGCTCCATTGTACTATCCTGGTGACGAACTTTGTGATATGTTATTTCAAAGTCCCTCTGCAATGAGGAATAGAGATAAAATATATCGTGAGGGTCCAATTGAAATTGAAGAGGAGATTTGGTCTAATTCACCAGATTTTTTGAAATTCAAGGATAAATTCTCACGCGAGGCCATGAAATGGCAACCAGATGTAGACGCACAAGGACGAGTCTTTGGTAATGGATTACGATCTGATTTTAATGGTATGCGGCATGTAAATGGGTACCCTATGTTACCTGCAACGTACCCTTTGTCAGACAATCGCCTCCTTCGTGAAAAAGAAGGTTTGGCGAATACGTTTACTGAACAATGGCATTCAACGGTGTGTGATGCACTAGTTGAACTATTTTTTGAAGATCTGGAACCTGTTCGTATGAAAATGCGAAAAGGCTCTTCTTCATGTGTGCCATTTTTCGATAAACAGATGAGTAAACGTGTGGAAGCAGCGAAGTTTTCGTTGTCTACCGCTCTAGATGCCGGCGATTTAATGCTTAAGAATAAGCACTATGAAGCGTTCACCCGATATCAAATGGGTGGAGCAGTTTTTGTAGTTTACCGCCGTCAATCGACCGATGCGATATCGTTCGATGCTAAAACTCATCAGTGGACGTTTAAGGACCGTCCAGTAGCCGATTTAGAATATGCGGTTTCTGGTGGTACCCGTGGGACGTTTAAACCGGCGAGCAAGGAATTCACTGATGTGGACTTCCATGTTCCGGATGGTTTTGCTCGAGAAAGGAATAGAACAGCAATGGGTGGCCCTTGGGCTATGAATGCTGCGTTAGCCCCTATCGCGCAATCAGTAAGAAAACGAATCTATGATTTATTTGCTTACTCGACACATCATACTACTCGTGAGTCAATACAAGCAGATTTACGTTCCTGGAAATTTACCATTGCAGCGGACGTTTCTAATCATGATTGGTTTTGGCCTACCTTTTTGATAGACTCAATTGCTGACAAATTATTGTCAATGGGTTTCGATGAAAGATGGGTTGAAATTTTCAAAACATGTAATCTGCTGCCTCGATATGTAACAGATGTCGGACCAGATCTTCCGAATGTTTTAATTGGTGATCCGACTGATCCGAAGATACATGGAGGATTAACGTCGGGTAATTCATTTACTGATTTATTCGGTACAATTGGGATGATATTGTTTTATTTTATAATTCAAGTAGAGCATACATATCCACAAATTATCCCTGCTCTTAAAGAACCACGGAGAGCGAAGGAGTTAATGCAACTCTATCTTAAGGGAAAATTACCAATAGTAATTAAGGATAAATCGGACGACGCTTTATTGGGTTGGACCGACAATATTCTTGTGCATAAAGCTGAGAAGCTCATGCAGAAAATGCAAAATGGTGATCAGATATCTCCATATATGAAGGTAACTTACGAGCATGGTGGTGCATTTTTAGGGAGTATCTTATATTATCCTAAAGATAAGACACCAGCAGGTTTAAATTTAATTGGGAACATCCAATCATTAGTTACCAATCTCTTCTCACCTGAGTATGGTGTTCAGAGTGCTGTATCAGATAGATCCAAAGTTAAACGACCATTTCCCGGTCTAGCTTGGGAATCTACTCAGCAAGTGTATGGATCGTGCCCGTTATACGGGGACGTAATTGAACTAATCGAGAAAACTTGGTATGATGTATATGGTGAATCTTTCATCAGTCGTCGTCAGAGATTTCTTGAAAAGGACAAAGCACTATTAGCAAGGTACGTTAAGGAATTCAAACAAGTTGGTTTGCCTGATTTAACTGCCATAGATCTTGAAGTTCTAAACGATCCTACGAAACTGGAGTATAAGTTCGCAGAATCAGATGTCTCAATGGAAGTACTTGACTTTCTCTACCAAGGGTTAACTGTTGAGGAAATTGAGCCCTATTTTCGTTCTGTAGTAAAATACTACGGTTAATTATTTTATGGAGTTATTATGAAACTAGTTAGTGATAAGGTTGTAATTCCTGTAGCAACAATGGAAGCTGCAGATTTTAAACGACTAAGTGAAATTAAGGAGATTCTCGCAGACCGTGAATTCCCTGTGTTTCTTATTGGTGGTGAACAATATAAATTCGATCCTAAAGTCATTTTCGATGCTATTAGTGATATTACAGATTCGAAAGAACCTGTGCAATTAACTGTTGGCGACTTGCAAGAAATGGATGGTTTTGTTCGTTCGAAAGGGGACGAACGTGTAGGATCGGTTGTACCATCCGTGTATTCGTTTATTTCCTTTGAAGAAGAAGAAAATAAACTTGGATGGCCACATCCTGGAGTGCTCCCTGGTATCACAGTGATGTTGGGTGATCGAGGTGCTGGTAAAACGACTTATCTTTTGGATAAAATGTCATTAGATGTTTTGATTCGACTAAACGAACCAACAGAACATGTGGACTTTGCAACTAATGTTATATCCGCTGTTTCGGTAACCAACGCTATTACTACTGCCATCTTCCTCTCTGCGATGGGGATGAATGTAGCAATCGATTCGTTCAAATCCCTAGTCTATAGTTTGAAAGGACCTGCCCTACCTGGTGGTATGAGCTCTGGTGTTTTTGATTTAATGACTACTGTGAACAATTTGGTCGCCAATTTCGGTTCACATTTTGTTGTAACACTTAATCCAATGAGTACCGACGTGGATAAGATCCATAGAACGTATGATCTGCTGGCTGCTAGTGCCACAGGTGCTATGTTCATACAATCATTTAAAGTCACAAGTTCGACTTTTAGATTGTTCGATAAACGGGTGTCCGATACAGGTGCTTTCTCTACAACTGGACGTTTGGAAGAAGATTCCTATGAGTTGGTCGGACCTAAACCACAAGTAGACTTACCGGAAACTATTGATCCATTAACCTGGTCAAGCGCCTCCGTGAAAGAACCTAATGATAAACCACGTCCTGCAGGTAAACTTAACTTTTAATTTGGAGTATATATGAACGCAACCATATGTGTTAAAGATCGTTCTGTATTATGGGCATCGATTGAAGAAGGTGTTGATTATACACGATACAGTCAACTGATAAATGATCACTTACGTGATCTTGTGAACTGCTCTGATGCTAGAGTAGAACTATTTGACCTTGTTCATGAGATTGTTAGTACAACATCATGTACGCGGAAAACTTTCGACAGATATGCATTAAAATTCGTATCATCCAAATATCCATTGTTAAGAGGTGTTACGTTAACATTGTTAGCTGACACAATTTCATCTTTTCTTTCAAATGTAGCAGCATCAGTTAGAGCTGGTACTTTATCTAATCTTAAGGAAGTAGTATGACTATTAATTTAACTAAGATCCACACTGATGCAAAGGGATTAACTCAGCAAGCCGCTATGAATCGTCCTGGTGCCTCGGCCCCATTATCGACTCATGGGCAATTCAAGACCACAGTTTTTACCCGTACTATGCAAGCGTCACGTACTGGTGAAATCCTGGTACCAATCGGTACAGGTCAAGTTGATCCAGTCAACCACTGTCGTGTATTACTACAGTTATCAGTAGATGAGCAGATCCCAGTTGAAGAGCTGGTGGATGTTTATAAAACGACATTCTATCAGATGGCTTTCCAACCCGAAATCATACGTAAGAATGTTGCAAACATCTTAGGTAGTTCGGAACGCGCGATTAGTCGTAACAATATCCCTCGTGTACCACCATCAGTTGTCATGGACAATCTGATGCGTGCCCTGCATGGTGGGAATGTCACACGAGTCGATGAGGTAATTACACACCTTGTTGCGGATGGTCTAATCTCCATTTATGCGCAAATCGGACTCATCACTGCAGATGCTCCGCATGTGCACAGAATGCGTCCTGGTAATCTGTATCCATCATATTCCGACTTATTGGACGTGATGGCCTTACGTGATGTCATGTATATGGCAACTCGTATTGAAAGTGCCGATATCTCCATCATCAAGCGGAGTATCGATACCTCAACTGGCGATGGCGCTGGTCGTGCGGTGTCTCCTTCATTATTGGCCCAACATATTCAGAATGCATTTGTTGGTGCCTATGATACGTCAAAAGGGTCGTACGCATCATCCGATATAGTATCGTCTGTATTGACAGTGCTGCATCGTATGTGGTCTCCAATGACACCGGATGTCACTATGCCATCGGAGCGTGTTCAAAATTCATCGTTTATCGGTGAGTTTCAGAGCAACCTAGCTCTATTCCTTGCAACTCAAGATATGGTTGCGAATCACCCTGCTCGTGCAGTTGTCTCGTTTTCAGATGAGGAATTAACAAGTACGATTTTTCCTCTACTACAAGAAACGTTGACGACGATTTCGCCTTATAATATCAGGGCGTTAAGTGATTCTGTTGCTTTCTATGGAATGACAGCATCAAGGGATCATAATGGTGAGCCAGGTCATATGTTCTTATATGAGGATTGGCGTGTTCAGGATCATGTCGATGCCTTTGTGCCTGTGCGACAAACTCCAACATCAACAGGAAGATTCCTCGTTGATCAACCAACTGTGAGTGGCGCTTTGGCACATGCTTTAGCTCCAGTACAAAAAGTTGTATCTATTGCTGATACAGTTAACTCACGTATCGATTCGTATAATTTGACCGAAGTAACAAAACGGGCAAAAGATCATACGATTATCCATTTAGCTTTCCCATCACTTGAGGTAAGGGAAGCACAATTGGAGGTTGATACTCTTGACGCTTTAATTCCTTATGTTATTGAAGGGAAAGAAGCTACTAAGGGGCAGTTGGATAAACTAGGTCTTACCGAGCGACAATTGAAATCGCTTCGATATGATTATTATGCCAGCATTATGCATCTGGGTGTGGCGAGATCTAATCAAGTCACAGTCGGTGAGTTAATGCACTCAATGGCATCAGGTACTAACGATGCGACAAATGCCGCCGCCACCGTTGGCGTACACAGCCCACTTTACATTCGTTGGGTAGAACGTGTACAATTTACCAAGCAACGTGGGTTGTCGGCATTACTTAACGGTGAGGTTCAAACAACTGAACCTTTAGAAGTATTAGCATATCAACGCGATTTTGCGCCAGCTGATACATTAAGTGTCAATTATCCAAAACTCTCAGATTATGAGGGTGCTGTTCATTTATGGAACTGGCCGAAGTATTCAGTTAAACTGGCTACTTCAGCTCCATTTGAGATTACACTACATAATAAGAGTTATCGTGTAAGCGTAGATGAGCATGAGATGTTGGCTTTGGGTGCACGAAGAAATGAACTTCGTTTTATGAATCAATATGATACAAAAGCCTTAGTACGTATCTGGTTGAAACATATTTTCGATGATCATAAATTCGTGGCAGCACAAGCTAAATCGGCTAAAGACGATTTAGTTAAAGAAGCGTATAGAGGGCGTGAAATACAGTCAGCTTTAATGCTGGTTGCAATGCTGTCATCTATTGCTTCTAATAGTACAGGTCAACGTGCTATTACATACGTTAAACAACGTGTTGCAGATGCAATGTACGGTAATACTGGTACACTTGACGGATATGATGAAATTCATGTCGGTGTTCAAAGCCACAGACTTCGTGTTTGGGCTGGTATCCGTACACTTGAGTTGTTACAATTGATCAGTCCTACTGAAGCTTCAGAATTAGCGAAGCAGATTAAGGAAACGAATGCTCTCGCGTATGCGTTGAGTACCGTTGATCTAAACTCATTGAGATAGTAATGTTAGTAGCTTCTATCATAACTAACGATGGTAAAATCAATAGATTGTACCATTCTCAGGGGTTACGTGCATGGGAAGTTGTTAAAAATTTCGTGCGCCGTAACAATGTTAAATCAGTACGTTACCTGGTACATCCATTTACAGTATGTAAATAAAGGAGGTGCTACATGGTGGACAGTATAACATTCCAAACTCACTTACGCGAGTGTTGGAAATGTCGTGAGTACCCCATGAATCTCTGCCCTATTGGTAAAGCAATTTTGCTAAAACCTATAGAGTAGAACAATAAATCCACAGTTATCCGACGGGAGTGGTAGAAAGAATCTGACGAGATGATCCTAATGGGTCGGCGCGCAAGCGCCTCTCTCTCCAGTTAAAAATCAATGGTTCTGTAATTCAGTATGAATCATATGATGATTTAT